CGGCCGATTTTGTAAACCAACCTGTAAACCGGCCGCTTTGCCTGTCGCAGAAGATTATCTAAGTTATTGAAAGTAAATGGAGGCGAGTATCGGAATCGAACCGATATACGCGGATTTGCAATCCGGTGAATTTTACAGATTTTAAACGCTTTTTTGTGCGGTAAAAGGGCAGAACATATCCAGAACGTATCAAGAATGTGCGGCAGGCATGATACGACCGATGAGGCGGGGCAGGGGACAAAAACACCAGCTCGCACTGCCTTTCGTACAGCGCCACTCGATACACAGCCCAGCCCTGCGCTATTTTCGCTCTGGCCAATCAAACGGTCGATACCCCTCAAGGTAGGCTCGGATCAATCGCACCATCCGAACCGCAGGTGCGCGGAATGTGGATTCGAAACAATAACCTGCCCTTTAGGAGGGGGATGCGGCACTATAAAAGCGCATGATTTCAATGACGCTAGTGAGCCTAAAGGTTCGTTTATCCCCCTTAAAACCCCTCAAACGGGAGCCAAACGGGAGCGCAGCCCAGACATGATCCCAGAGCCGATAGGCATATCCGCAATCCTGCACCACCACCCAGATGGGACTTCTGGCACAGGGGAGAGTGAATAACGTGGGCACAGTCGACCTTCGTGGTCGGCACCACGAAGGTCAAAAAATAACCCCCTTTACAAAATGCCGCCCCCAGTATTTTTCTGGGTCAGAAAATCCAACCTGTTGCAACCTACACCAGACCAGACTTTCGTGGACGGCGCAGCTAACGGCAATAGTGGAGCCCTTTGTGACCGATGCTGCACCATGCACATTTTGTCTCAAAGGGCGGAATACAGACATTCGCTGCGGTGTGTGCCAAGGTCCGCACTGGTGCGATGCATTTATTTAGTTTGGAGAAATTGGCCTTGGCAGATAGTAATTCACACAGCGACAGCGGGCTTCAGTTTCTTCTTGATTTGCTCGATGAGAATGATCCCAACTGGCTCAGCACAAATGAGTTTGACGATTTGCTTGCGAACTTGCAGGCACTGGAAGCATTGATTTGGGCGACATCCAAAAGTCCGGTGTTGTGGAAATGGGTGATCATCGCGGCGCACACCTCTTTACAAAGCCTCGCCGTCTGCAAACTGACGCGCACTGATGGGTTCGGCGCTATGAGCGACGACATAGAAAAGAAGGTAGCTGCTTTCTATTCAGAAAAGAAAAACACTTTTCACAACGACAAGGAGTTCTCAGACTTGGCTGCAAAGCAGAACATGGCAAATCTCCCAGTTTTGATGCGACGGTTAGGCTATGACATCCCCAAAAACAAAGGCGTCCTCAAGGAGTATGATGCCAAAAATCAGGCGCTCTTCTGGCTTCATGACTTCCGATCAACATACGCTCACTATCCTCCGATCCAGTTGACCTTAGAGGCTTCTCAGGTGCGCAGTATTGTGCGTATCGCGGTTGATATTATAGACTTGGAGATCAAAAAGGACGACTGGAAGCGCCACCCTTTGATCACTCTCGATGAAGTCACACCAATTCTGGACGGCATTCAGCGTAGATTTGAAAGCTTCGAGGAAGGTTAAGCAGGCACCATGGCTTGTTCGTCAGTCACTCGCGTTTCTGCCCAGCCCAACATGCTGCGCCTGCACAGTGAGGAACTAAGGGCTGGGAGCGGCCGTTAGGCGTGTTTAGCACGAAGTTCCGCTAAGGGCCGGGAGCAGACCTTAGCCGTAAAATCCACCGAAAGCCGCTTAGAGTCCATCACTTAGGAGGCTCAGCGACCACCGAACAGCGATAGCCCGAACCGTCGATCGAGTGCTCAACCCGCGTGACCAGCCAATCCCCATCGAGGTAGGACCGAAACCCCGAGAGGTTAACGAGTCCCTCTGCCACCAGATCCGGATTGCCTGGCATTTCCAGCTGCAGGGCACGCCCAGCGCGAGTGGTACGAGCAAACTCAGCGTCCGCAGCCCGCTGCGCCGCCTCCCGGCTGGGGTAGCGCTGTTTGAGCCGCTGGATAGGAGCGCCAGACCCGGCCGTGCATTCAACTGGCACACCCGCGTCCAGATCGTGAAACACCGCGATCACCTGCCCAATAGCTTCGCGGAGCGACCGGCTCGAGCGCCAGGACGAAACATCGGACAGACCGATCCACACCGCAGGCATTGGCTGACCGCCAACTGACAGGCTCTCGCCCCGCTTTGCCATGATCAACCGCCCGTCGCCCGGCTTGGCAATCGCGTCCAGATCCAGCGCCAAACGCGAAAGCAGATGAATGTCAGACTCGTCCACCTGGTCGATGTGGGGCAATTCGATACCAGCAAGTGAAGGTGACACCGCAGCCCGCATGCCATGATCGGCCGCCACCTCAGAAACAAGGGCGCCCAGCGTAGTGCCGACCGGCCACGAGCGGGTCCTTTGCTCCGTGATCGCAGTCTTTCCCGAGGTGGTTTCCCCATGAATAGACGCAACAGCCGAAATGTTCATCACGTCAGGCGGTCCAGAGATTTCGACCCGATCCGCGATAAACAGGCCCATGTATTTGAGGTTAAGGCCATAGCCGAGCCAAACCTTCAACTCGGCCCCCACGCTGGGCTCGCGCATGCGCGACATAAGCTCTGCATCCGACAGCGAAATCGTCACCCGATCCGACTGAACTCCCGCCGCGTCCGAGATGTTCAGAGAGATAAGCCGTTTGATGAGAATTTCGGTGATATCGGACCCGTCGACCTCAACGCGAAACGACGGCTTAAAATCCATCAGCCCCATAGCCGCACCGACTCGTCAGGCTTGGCTTGCGCCGCCACCGGCAGGTCAACGCGAGTGCCCAGCGCCAAGAAAGGTCCAATCCCAGCCAAGCCCGGGTTTGAGGCGAGAACGAACTCCACCAGACCGGCACCTTGACGCCCGTAGTGCTTCCACACAATCCGGTCGATCGTGTCGCCTTCTTCAGAAAGGTAAAAGGGAACGGAGCCCGCCATCATATCGCCTCAATTTTATATCGAACTCTTGCCGAAGCGGCGCACCGCCCCGATCAAACAAACGCTGCCCCTCACGAACAGCCTCGACCACCCAAGCGCCCATCACCCGGCCGCCCATAGAGATCAACGGCAGAGGGACGCCAATCGACGCCTGCGCGCGCATTCTGGTCAGCTGGTCGAGCCCGCCTTTGTAGTGCGGATAGATCACGCCACGCAATTCCAGCGTTTCACCAGGCGTGCCGGTAAACTGCAGCGCATCATTAGTCCCGACACGCGGCTGGGCTGCCCAGCGATACTCGGCGCCACGCGACAGCTCTTGATATGCCGCGGTAGATATCGAAAACTGATAAAGGCCCAGCTGGAGCATTGGCTCGCTCATACGGCACCGCCATACTGCCCATAGCCCCGAGCACCATCGTAGAGCGAACCGGAATTGGCATCACGCAAGCGCCGCTCAAGCTCATCAAGGATCGACTGAGCCGATAGACCAGCGGCATTGATCTGAATGTGGTTGGTGACCGAACCGGAACCACCGTTCATGCCACCGAAAGCCGCCTTGATGTTGGCGCGCGCATCGGCCGCCAGCGAAGCGATGCGCTCCGTCGCGCGATTGTTTGCAATAAATCCAGACTGGCTTGGATACATCAGCTCCGGCCCGCCCTCTCCTACCACCAAACCACCCGCCCGGAACGATCCACCAACCGCACGCATCTGTGGCCGGTGCATCGGATGACCAGGTGGAAAAGGATTTTCAGCAGATCCAAGCGAAGGCCCATCGTTGCCACCAATGCCGACAGCACTCAGCGCCGATCCGGCTTTGCCTGAAACCCATTTCAGAGCATCGACGACCGGCCTGATTTTCTCCATGACCCGATCAAAACTCGAACCGATCCAGTTGATAACCGTGCCGAGCGTTTCTCTCAGGGACTGCCACGCCTGTTTGATCGGCTCGATAGGCCCGGACAATCCCGAGAAAAAGCGTTTGAGCCCATCCATCTGCTTGCTAAACCAAGGTCCGATCGACTCCCAATTCTTGTAGATCAGCAGCGCGCCGCCCGCGATGGCAGCAATTGCGATACCAACCGGATTCGCAAGCAACGCTAGGCCGATCGCCTTGATACCAGCTGCGACAATGGGAAGCGCCGGACCCAATGCCCACAAGGCCGTGCCGAGCCTAACGACACTCAGACCAAATCTGGCAACACTCACAATCGCCTTACTGGCCATAAGCGTGCCCAGAACCATCCCGAAGTTTTCCCAACCGCCGACCATATCAGCGACCTTCGAAACCACGCTACCCACAGTGACCGCAATTTTACTCAAACCAGATGCGAGAGAACCGACAATCGGGATAACACGCTCGAGGCTCAGGACTGCCTGCTCGGCGAAAGACTTGATGTCTTCCCGGTTTGTTTTGGCCCAGGTGGTGAAGGTTTCCATAGCCCGCTGAACGACAGGAATGAACTCAGCGCCGATCACGTTCTTGAGCCCCTTCACGGTCAGCTGCGCATCGAGAAGGCGATCCTGAAATACCTCAGCGCCACGCGCGGTTTTTTCCGTGAGAACATAGCCCGTATCGCTGCCCGCCTGCATAAGATCTTCGAGCCCGGCCCTTCCGTCGCGCAGCATAATGATCATACCCATACCAGCACGCGAAAAGAGATCAGCCGAAAGCGCCGCACGCTCGGCAGGGTTTTTCACATCCTTGAACTTCTCAGCAATTTCGAGCAGCGCATCCTCGGGTTTCATCTCGATCAAATCGCTGACATTGAGCCCCAGCTCTTTTATGGCATCCGCAGCCGGACCAGTGCCGTCCTTGGCTTCGCCCAGACGTTTGACGAAAGCCCCCATCGAAGAATCGAATGTAGCGATAGGAACGCCAGACCGCTCGGCCGCGTAACGCAGCTGCTGAAACGCCTCGATGCCGATGCCCAGCTTATCGGCCGTTTTTGCAACATCGTCTCCAAGTGCGGCCGTCGAGCTCGCCAAGGTAAAGATCGCGGTACCGACCAAGCCAATGGCGACCCCAGCGTTTCGCGCCACCCGCGTGAGGTCGCCCGTCATGCGGCGAAAATCCTGACCCACGCGCGCCGAGGCCTGCGCCGCGCGCGTCCAAGCTGCCTGTTTGCGTCTCAGAGTATCAAGCTGACGCCCGAGCTGCTCATATTCCTGATCCAGATCCGCGACCGAACGGCCCTGCGCCTCAAGGACCTTTCGCTGCTTGGACATTTCCTTCTGACGGTCCGTGATCGTTTTGATCTCGTTGCCAACGCCCTCGAGGCCCGAGCGCAGAATGCCGATGTTCTTCTTTACCGACCGCTCAAGAACGGAGCCGATCTGGACCGTGGCATTAAGCCGTTGATTTGCCATTGTTCAGGCCCTCAATCCACCAGAGAAAGCGCGACGTGCGCATGCCCAAGATTTCAGCTGCGCTCCACCCGGTATGGTTTGCCAGCAGCAACACCCCCGATCGGATCACTGCTGGCTCCAGGGTCAGCCGTAAAAAAAACCGAGCGCCGCCTGCAGCCGCACAAAATCCCGCATTTTCAAAAGGCGAAGGTCAGCCGGAGCCACCTCCGCCAAGTTTGCGATCAGCGCCACCTCGGCCTCAGCATTACTGCCGATCTTTTGCGACGTCAGCTGATCATCAAGAGACGGCTCACGCAGCTTCAGGCTGCTGACTTTTGCGCCCGCGACATCGAGGCCGCGAACCAAAGTGACCGTAAGGGAACCGTCCGGACCTTCTTTGATGAAAGCCGGATAGATCGATTCAGTTTCTGTTTTCTGTGCCACGATTAAGCCTCCTTAAAGACCGAGAGCCGCGCGCCGCGCCGCCAGTTGATCAACCCCGTTGACGATACGCGTCATGTTCGGGATATCGATCTCATGAATTTGACGGCCGTCGAGGTCTTCAGAGAAGAAATCGCACCGAACCGCGACAGTGAGAGGTGCCTGCTGCCCAGGCGACCACGTCCCCCGCTCGACACGGAACACCTTACCGCGCAAGCGGTGAACCGATGCCTTGACCAGACCATCATAACTCTCGATTGCGCCACGCGCCGTCAAGACAACCTGCTCGCCCTCGGTGACGCCCCACATTTGCAGGACGTGAAAATCATAGGCTGACAGGACGAAGGTGGCCTCGAGCGCCTCCATGCCCATGTCCAGCCCGATCGGCGCATCCATGCCACCGGCACGGAAATCCTCGAGCTGAACCGCCAAGGTGGGAGCGGTATATTCAGAGACATTGCCAGCATAGCCCCGACCGTCAACGAACAGGTTAAAGTTTTTCAGAATATCACGAGCAGCCATTAGGACAGGGCCTCCGAAATGTAGGTATCAACCAGGTGAGAGCGGAACGTGATGTGCTCCGCAGGATAGGGCGGAGTGAACTCCAGATTGAAGTACACCTTACCCTCGATGATGGACGCCGAAGTGTTTAAATCCGGATCAGGGAAGCACCGGCCGCCCAAAAGCGCACCAAGCTGAACGAGCGTAGCAATATAGCCATTCACCCCGTCAGAGACATCCTCAAGATAGGTTTTGCAGATATTGCGATCGACAGCCCACAGGTGAGCGCGCTGCAGACTTTCATGCAGGATATCGGCCGTCCGACGAACAGAGATGAACTGGAATTTAGGATCAGCGGTAGGGACCCGATTACCCCACAAACGAAACCCATCCTGGCGGATGATGGTCGCCACGTTGTTCTCGTTAAGCAGGTTCGCGCGAGACGCGGAATCGCCAAGTTTGAAATCGACAGGACGCGCCGTGCCGATAATGCCGAAAATGCCCTTGTTGGAAGGGGAGTGCCAGAACCCGAGATCATTGTCGGTGCGAGCGATCACACCAGCAACCCGAGCCGAACTTGGCTGCGTGATGACCGCGCCATCAGCGCCCAATATCTTCACCCACGGATCCACAACATAAACCCGGCCAGATGTACCAAAATCAGCGGCATGGGTCTGCGCGGCCGCGTCTGTGGTGCTTGGCCCATCCGCAACGATCACAGCGCGAAGCCGGTCCGCGATGCCCTCGAGCTCCGCGATGACCGGATTTGCGGCATCTTCCGGACGCTGATGTGTCCAGCCAGGTGCGATCAGGATGCGCGGCGCGAAACCGACAACAGATTCCGCGCCCGCCAAAGCATGCACGCCCTCATAGGCACCGGTACCCGCGTCAACGCCACCAATGATATTCACCAGAGTGGCAGCTTCGTCCGCGCCAACATCGACCCGAACCACAATAACAACCGCGCCGATCTGGTCGAAGATGCCGTCGAGAGCACCCGGCAGCGTGCCCTGGCCATCGCCAGTCGTGTCCAGCTTGGCAGCCTCTAGGCGACTGCCCGCGATCAAGACAGGAGTGTTCAGAGGGAAGAACGTATCATCGGCATCAGGCGCAGTGCCCACAATGCCGATCACGCCAGACCGAACAGTGCGGATTGGCCGCGAGCCCGTGTCCACCTCGATGATTTCAACGCCGTGCAAAAAAGCCATAGGTCCCGCCTCAAAAAATGTTGTCCATATTTGAGACGATAATCGCCCAACGACCGCCCGGTTTCCTCTGGCGGTTTGCCCGCGTTAACCCCAACGCCAAAAAGAGACTCTGCGTCTAGGTGGGGTTATCAGCTGACCATCTAGTAACTACTTCGGTTACAAAGAAAGTAATACGCGATGTTATTCTGTCTGTCGTGCGAGCTGTTGTTCTATCCGCGCCTTTTCCACCTATCTCTGTTGATACGCTAGTCCCAAAGTAGGTGGTGTAAGATGTGGAACGGCTTGTCGTTCTAGAACTAAGCGACGAGTCGCTCTTGTTGTAGAAGTCGGAAAAAGAAATAGCACCAGACGACGGAAGACCCGGCGCGGTGTAATACTCGGACAACGAGTGAGACCCAGTGCCGTTATACTCTGCCGATATTTCTACCAGAGAAACAGCACCGCTTGATTTTATAGTCAATTTCTATTCCTCACTTATAAGCGTTTTTCATTTGGTGTCTGATCTTGTGAATATACTCCAAGTATAACACGATCCGATCCTGCCAATCGTTATGAATTTCAGGATGGACCATACCCGCTCTTGCATCAGAAAAAATCTTATTGACCGAAATCTTAGGTGACAGTGTCGAAAAAAGATGTTCGCTGATGTGAGCGAAAGACCCTTCCATACGATTCCCAAACATAGACAACGGACGAACAGCCTTTCCAGAACATGCGGCGTACAGAGCCGTTTCGCTGGAGTGAGTGGTGTAGACAGTGTTTACTTGCTGCATAATACCATACACATCTTCGTCGGGGTGTAAGACGTTTGCGTTTGGGAGGAGGAGGCTTTTAATCATTAAAAGGTCGTTTTCAGTGGTGAGCGGGTGAGGCTTAATAGCCGCCAAGCTGCCGTACTCTTCAACAATCCAGCGCAGCTTCGCGATATCAACTGTTTTTGATATGCAATTCGAACCCGTTAAAACAGCAAGGCATTTGTGCTTCATATCCGAAAAGACTTTTCTGCCTGCATATTTATTGGCACCGCCATCTAAAGCATTGATTGCAAAATACTCCGCGTAGTCAAACCCGTCTGGGGTACCGCTACAAAGAGCCTCTTGTATTTGATACCTACGCATCTCATTTTGCAAAGGAGCCATTGAAAAGAACCCAGCATACAACGAATAGTTTATCGACCAAAACTGAATAGGTTCTTGGCATGTCCTGTCAAAGCAAGGTTTGGTCGGATAAGACTGCATGACATCCAGAAAGAATTTTTCCACAGGCCGATGCACATTTAAGGCATCGTTCCATTTAAGATCATCCCCGATCTGCGACGCCCCAAACATTGTATCGTCAAACAAGGGGTAACAAATTTATTTGATGGCCGCCTTCGTCGGTTTCGTCCAGATCAACCCAAGCTGCCCCGCGTGTTTTCTTTGCAAACTCTAGGACACTGGGACTCATATATCCAAAGTCTAAAGCAGCTGTGTATCCAAGCAAAACAGCGTCTCTTCGAAGGGTTAAAGAAAGTTCCTTCGCCACACCACGGCCACGATATTTCTCTGACACTATCAAGATGCGGGTGGTGTACGCCTTTTCCGGATCAAACCCTGCATCAACAATCTTCTTTAAGAGATCGAAGTTGTTTTTTACTCCCCTGCAGGGTGCAGACGGCCCCCACAAAATCAACCCGACAGTATCGTCTCCGCTTGTTGCCAGTGTCACATTGTGCTCCAAACCCTTGTCCATCCCAAGGTTAAACAAGTGTGAAATAGACTCCTTTGAGTTTGAAGAAACGTCGTTATTGTTCATCATCAAGCTGTGCAGTTTGATAAGCTCGGGCATTTTTAGATCGGCAAATACTTTTGTTTCATATGAAAGGGATAGTGTTTCCATTATATTGACCCAAACGCTGTAATGTCGCCGGTCGCGGTGATGTTACCGGCCGAATTAACCCTCAATTTATTTACGCCATTGTGCTCAAAGATCAGGGAAGTGGCTGTAGATCTGACAGTCCACAGGTTCCCCAACCCAATAGTTCCCGTAAGAGAAGGCCCTGCGCTCGGAGCCTTAGTGTTCGAAACCAGCGCCAATGCATCCAGGGCATCTTGCAGATCAGACACCCCAGAAATCAAATGAGAGTGTTGAACCGGCGCAAAGTTATCCGGATCAAAGACGGCCGCCGCCTCTGCAAAACCCTCGGCTGCTTGCGCCGCATCAGACGCGACCCCGGAAGATACAAAGGCCGCATCCCGAGCATCTTCTGCACCCCCCCGCGCGAGCCCCGCCGCATTAACAGCGCCCAGAGCTGCATCCCGGTATCCAAGTGCAGTGGTGGCAGAAGCCAAGATCACATCCCGAACCGACTGGCCCTCACTCAAAAGCGCATATTGCGCGACCGTCGAACCGGCCAACGCACCGATAACCCAATCAGAATGGGGACCCGCCGCGCCAACAACTGCCACGACCTGGCAGCGATAAATGCCCGAGACGCTGTCATAAGCGATCGAGCGCGCAACTGCATAATCAGCAGCAGTGCTGGAACGGGTCAAAGCCGTGAACGGCGAAGGCGTAAACAGACGCCGCTCGACAGGATCAGACACCTCGAACTCTAGGATGTTACCAATTGCGAGCGAAGCCTCGGTAGACGAGGTGGCGAGCAAAAACCCGCGCTCAGTCAGCGTGAACACATCCTCGATCGCCGGGGTCAAAATATCGTTGATCCGATCGAGAGTGATCCCCTGAAGCCCGACAAGCGTCTGCTCAACTGTGGCCTGCTGCTCCTGCAGAGGCTTTAGACGAACATCGATCGCCTGCAGTAACCGGCGCAGGAACGCTAGATCAAAGCGCTCCTGCCCGTCGATATTGAGCGCACTAGTCAGTGGCTGGCGAAACGGACTTAATGTCATCAGCGTGCTCCTTAATTACCCAGCCCTTCATCGTGACATCGGCACCAGGCCGCAAAAGCGTCCGACCAACCCGAACAGGGCGAAGGAGCACCACACGATAAAGATCATCGTTTTTAACATTTGAAATCTTGGTCGACATTTTCTTATCCTTTACGCAAATGCCACGTAGCCAAGCCGGGCCACGTGATCAGCAAATAGGCTGTTATCAGTTTCGCCTACCTCCTTGATTTTGAAAGAAGTGATATCCGGAACCGTGAACGAGAGCTCACGCACAAGGGCATTCGGATCATCCCGAGGCACAGAATCCACCGCCGCAGCCGCAGTGAGCTCGGTCGCAAAACCAGCGCCGTGCAGCAAGGTCACCGCGCTGGTATTGTGATCACCGTCCCAATTCTCATAGCGGACCCGGACAGTCACGGTCGTAACCGCCGCAGGCATGGTGCGCGCGATCGATATCAGCGTGCGATCCAAAGACGGACGACTGAGCTCGATGTTTGACCGCGCGGCCGTCAGCCCCAGAGCTGGCATGATATCCTTGGTGCCGATGAACACAGCGCGCAGCCTGGCGAATTCAGGTCTGCTCGCCAGAATCGCATCATCTTCAGAGAGGGATCGCCATACACCGGCAACAAGAACCTGGAATTCCAGACGCGTGCCATCATAGGTAGTGGTGTCGGCATTAATATCGATCATATCGATACCGCCCCCCAGACTGAGCGGAGCAAGCTCCACCTGAATGATCGGCGACTCAAACTCAGCAAAGAACGCCTCGAAAGCAAGGTCGACAGACGGATCGCCAGCAACCACCTCACCGTCCTGCACATAGAAGATCGCACCCGACGCCAACTTGTTTCCCGAGACCGTCGCAAGGAAATGCGCACCGGCCGAGAGCACCACCAGGCTGTATCGGCGACCTTTGAGCAAAGGCAGCGCACCAAAGGCCACCGACGTCGCGGTCTCCCCGTTCGGATCGCTGGCAATGTCCGCGACCGCAATCGTTTTGCGCGCGATCGTTCGAGACAGGTCAAAGGCACCCGCCCGCGTTTCGCAGATCAGCACCTGGACCTCACCAGCTACCGCCTTGCGTGTGAAAAACAGATTGATGCTGGAGAGATACCCGTCGCTACCTTGCAGCAGCGTCTGACCCACGATCGAGCCGGACACCGTCTCCGTGGTCACAACCCGATCGAAAAACGGCTCCTGAATATCCACCTCGGTGAACTTCCGAACACGAACAACGTGTGTCAGTCCGTGCCGCCCGCCGCCCTGATAGATATTGCCGGTAGTGTTCTCGACCTCGAACGTCTCGCCCCCGCGACGGAAAATACCCGCCTGCTCGTCATAACGGCCGGACTGCCAGAACTGCGCGTTTGTGCAGATGCGCTGGCTTTCATGGTAGCGGATGACCGTCCGCGTCCGCGTTAGCTCCCGAATCTCGGTCGTTTCGACAGTTGTGTCCGACAGGGAATACTCGCCGTCGCGCCCCCGCACAGAAAACAGCTTCTGCTCGGAGAATTTCGGAACCGCCATGTTCCCATGCACCGTCACCTTGGAATCGAGCGGGTTATTCAAGGTGACCGCCAAGGACGCAGTAGCAGCATATGGATAGCGCCCGCCCTCAAGTATCTTGGCCGAGAAATCAGAATGGTCGGAATCGACCTCGTCAGCGGTTAAAAAGTGATCCGTGCCCCAGGCGGTATAATCATCCGGCAGATCAACCTGCTCTTTGACATCTGCAAGATCGAACGCCAGATCCATGACGAAGCGCACATCCGCCTTGCCCCGGACCGCATCGCCCAGCGCCGCGATATTCGACTTCGCGGTGTCGAGCTCTGGACCGATCGCGGTCAGGCGATTGTTTATGACCGTGATCGCCTCCTTATTTTTGCGCACCGAAGGTAACTGGTTGGCAGTCAGCGGCCGGATGCTCTCGATCCCCGCTGGCGTCAGAACCACCTCCGCGACCGCTACAAAATCCGAGGCAATGGCAGGCGCGACAGGCGTGGCATTTTCCTGCCCATAGACGGCATCAAGATACGCCACCCGACGACTCTCCGTCGCAATTTCCTGCCCCTCGATTTGCCGAGTGGCAGCATCCGTCAGGATGGAGCGGGTCTGCAAATCTGTGTCCACCAGATTCCCATAAGCGACAATGATGGCAATCCGCTTTGCAACAGCCGGAAGGTTCGAGAGCATATCGATTGCAACGCCACCCTCGTCAGACCGAAAGAAAACCTCGCCGTTTTTATACATCCGGCCAGAGCCGACGGAGACCTCGGCTGGCGCTGCCTGAACCGCAGGAAAACCCGCGTATTTGACGGTATGATCGATCGCGTCCCGGTGCAGGACGTCAAACGATGCGCGAGGGAAGGAGCCTAGATTATTGAAATCCTCGGTCGTGACCTTCTGGTTTGGCGTGATGTTAACTTTGCGCTGCATGGGGAATTCCTTTTATTACAGAGCGTTTGAGACATACCCACCAAGACGCTGACCAGCGTCCAGGCTAAAGCCGTCCGCAAGCGTTCGAGGGCGGAGCGTTTTATGGGTGTAGGATATTTTGTCCCTAAGAGACTTTGACGAACGGATCGAACGAGCGACACGGTCCCGCGCCGCGTCCACTTCCCCGGCCGCCCGCATTTCACCGACAAACTCGGCTCCCGCGTAGGCATCGCCATGCGCTGCCGTTTCATTCAGGCGAACGATCATGTGAGCAGAGTAGAGAGGGAAATCCGACCGGCAATGATCCGCGTAGCTGTTGCCACCGTCCACAAGGGGAGCGTTCACGGCAGGGTTATGAAGATACAGGACATCAGCCAAGAGCTCGTCGCCAATATCATCGGTCACGAACATATCAGGTGCCAAGACATCATCTGCGAAATGGCCGTCGTCTGCTGGCCCCAACTCACTCTCCCGAAAGTAGCGCGTATCACGCGGCCGGAACCCAACAGGCACAGTGTCCAGGAACGCCTCCGCAGCGCGATGCTGATACGCGCGATCAATTGCGAAGGAATACGTGCGCTGCGCCACCTCGTCCGCTTCGACGAACAGCTCCGAATAAAACCCGTCATCCGCAAATATTGCGAGCGGATCAGCTGCAGGTCGGATCACCTGCTCGAACAGAACCCCGGTGCGCGCCTCAGTGCTGGTCTCGATCCGCCTGATTTGGATTGGTGTATCAACCGCCCCTTTGCGTTCGCGCAAGACAGCCTGCCGCGACCGAAGGAACACCCCATCATTTATGCCCGCACAATCCTCATCGGAATAAGCATGATCAGCAAAGTGACCAAGCGGAGCTGTCCAGGTCGCAGTGTTGCGGGCGATCTTGATACGCAGGCGAGGCTGGCGATCAAGGTAGGTCTGCCATTGCACCGCAGTGAGGTCTGGAGCCGCGTAGACGCCCTCAGGCGGTGTGACCGTCTGGACGATTTCACCACCTGCAATCTCAACGTACCGGCCAACACCAGCGAGCGTGCCCTTTTTGCGATGATCAGCAGGTGCAGACGCGATCACAGACCGCTTCTTCTGGTCAGGCCAATCCACGTCCCAAATGTCGACAGACCGCTCGAACGCCAAGAAATTCAGCATGTGCGCAGGGCAGACCCACGGATCACGAAAGCGCCGGATCACATCAACATCGAGCGCATCCCAGCGATCAGCGGAAAGATCATCGAGCGCGAGCTTAAAATCCGTCGCGTTGTGGGGCAGCAGACTAGCCGTCATAGCTGACCACCTCGAAATCAATACTGGTCAACACCGCGACCTCGCCAAAATCCCGCGCAATATCAAGAGCAGGCGACGTCAAAATCACCTTGTCCATTGGCCCGACACTCGCCGCATCAAAGACCGCACTGCGAGGAACATCCCGTGACGGCGTGCGACGAACCGCAGCCATTGCCTCAATTGCCGCGACCGCCTGGTCCCGAACCGCATTAGCGTCTGGACCGGGCAAAACATAGCCGACACCGACAACCTGATAGCCGATATTCACAACCGACCGAACCGACAGAATGTCAGTCAGCGGCTTGATATCATCCCGAGACAGATGCGCGCGTACAGCTTCGACCAGATCCATCGGCGCAAGGCCGTCGCCCTCACGCGACTGCACCGCAACATTCACGTGCCCAGGCGTAGGAGACCAGACGTCAACATTTAAAACACGCGGATCAGAGCCAAGCGCATGGAATACATAGCCCCCAGGCGAGCCCGCGCTGGAGAAAGCCTCAGGCGCAAGCAAGACGCGGCGTCGAAACTCCCTGTCCGGCTCCATCACAGCCGGATCGGCCCCGGCCGCTGCAGCGATCACACGCCGCGCGACACCGTAAAAAGCAGACAGATGGTCCAGATCGGCACCAACAGCGAAAGCGATCATGGTCGACCGAACCGCATCGTTGATAGCAGCCAAAGCAAGGAGCTCTCGATACGCGTCCGACTGCTCGATGATGACGGCAGGCTCCGACTCAAGCCCGAGTGTGTCGATTTCCAGCCCGGCCGCCTCGAAACGCGTCTGCAGGGATGCCAAACGCTCAGACAGGATGCCCTCGTAATCCAGGCCCCGAATGGCGAGGGGAGGGGGAAACCGCGAAAGGTCCAATGTCGATGAAGAAAACCGGCTCATTGGATGACGACCCCTCTCAGCGCAAAAGGCGCACCAGATTCAATCCAGACCAAATCGAAGTCCAGCTCGATGCGCCCCGGCTGAAGATCCACAGCCCGAACCCCGTCGACCTCGACCCGAGGCTCCCATCGAGCGATCGCCACGGCCGATGCCGTATAGATTTCCAGCACCGTCGAGCGATTAAGGGGAGCGTCCACCAAGCGATAGAGATCACTGCCGTAAGCACGCCGCATCACGCGAGTGCCGACCGGAGTCGTCAAAATGTCAGTAATGGACTGCTGGAGGTGGTCAAAACCACCCAATGCCGCCCCAGTTTTTGCGTTCATGCCAATCATAGACAGACGATAGGCTCACGACCGCGCGGTTTCCTCTGGCGGTTTGCCCGAGCAGGAAAGCCTCCTTGGTGCCGTTAGCTGCACCGCCCACGAATGGTAGGTTAAGGCATTCGCGGCGACGATCAGGGAAGGAAGCGGCTCGGTCGCTGCACCACGTACATTTCGACATGAAGGGCGTATAGCTGCCGTTCTCTGCACCTACTAGGTCATCGCATTAACTTAAGAAAAGCGGTCATTCACGGCGCGGAAGGCACAAGTGCCCATGCTGCACCGGTCACCACAGACGGACAATCCCCAAGATGGGACGCGAACGACTGAAAATGTGTCTCTAAAAAACTTCATCGTTATAAGCCTGCGTTGCACGGCTTGCTGAACGAGGGATCGAACTACGGGAGGCTGCGTACGCAACTAGAGACAAGCTTGAAATTAGTGAAGGCCGCCGAAGAGAGGCTGAAACAGAGTTAGAAGCACGCGAGGTCGAGATGGACCGAGGGATGACGCATTGAGGTGTTTTGTTATTTTTGAGGGCCAGTGCTAAGCAATCACCAATGATAAGGCCCCACTGTTAGATCTACCCAGAACAATTCGGCGACCAGCATAGTTATTTGCTCGTAGTTCATCGCGAGTGGCATCATCCCAATGAATCCATGTGTTAGGCGTGCTTTTTCCAGTTTCTGCCCGGTCTTCGTCGTGCGTGACCAAGAGTTCACGAGACCGAGGGGGCTGACCTGGCAATTGAACATTAAAAATAACTAGCGTTTGTTCAACAGCATGGTCCCCAAAATGCCCGGGCACCCAAGGCACACCAGCGAAAAAAGTATTGCGGAACCATGTCTGGGTGTCCGAGCCATGACCTGATCGCGTAAGTCGGATGTACGGTACAGGCCAACCTGTCGTTTGAACCTGTGCATCGCTGCGCGAAAGCTCTTTTTCCCAATGTAGCGGGATTTATGTATCTAGCTCCAATTTCAGGTGTTCACTGATTGTCGAATTTCTGTCAGCACGCGAAGGCTATCATAGATTTTTTCTCGAGCAACGGTAATGCCAAAAGCATTGAGAACAACTTCATCAAACGCGATTCGGTCGTCTTGATCTAGTTCGTCAGCAACTTCCAAGATGGTCCTTGCCGTCAGGGGCCCAAAGGCCGCCACGATGCTGTTTCTTGCGTCAGTGTTAAGCGCAGCCGGATCAAGCACATGCAAAGAACTCTCAATCCGGTCTTTGTTAAGATCCAGAACCCCAAGGCCACGCCCAAACCCGATAGCTTCAATCATCAAGATTCCGAGCGTACTGTTGAGCAGCGCGTGCAATAGATCCGCATCAGTCCCTTCTTTCGCGTTCAGGGCGATAAGGCGTTGATCGACAAATGCTGGAGGGTCGAGGCGACCAACGTAAAGCCGTGATCCGAACCCCATTGGTACGACGAATTCCGTCAGCCTATCGGCTCGCATTTCGTACCAGTGCCCTCCTAAAGGAGCGGTCTTCGCAAGCACTTCGGTAAGTGGCTCATTCTTACCGTTTCGCACGTTTTCAAAACGCTTGATCCACGCAAGAGCACCGGTGTCACCTCGATCTGTTAGATCGTCGATCGTGCGGGAGCAACTGAAGGCATCCTTACCAGCATTTCCTACCAATCTGTCGAGACCTTTCGGCGATCGAAGTACCGGTGCGATATATTCAACCTCAATCCCGTGGTTTGGCGCTGGGTAAAACAGATCGTTCCACCCACGCCGTTCACCCCGCCGAATATCGAGAAGGCTACGCGCTGGAACGAGGGGCAAGTCGAGCATCCAGTCAACGCCAACAAACTGTGCGCTACCCGCAAGACCCATCGGGCGAAGTCGTTCAATACTCTCTCGGTTCGTGCGGTGAACTGACAACACATCCTCTTGAGACATCCCTTGATCGATTAACGCCGCAACATTTTGGGCGTGTTCATCATCGGCGAGGACCTCGATCGGCTGCTTGAGAACAACGAAGTCTGTCCCGTGATCGGGATCAGCACCGTTTGCTGGCTTTTGCAGCACTAGGATATTTGTAACAACATCAGCGTTTGAGAACCACCGCCCTGCGCCGGACGTCACAACAGTTCTCAACTCAAAAAAGTCCTTTAGGCGCTCGTAGAAGGCTGCGCCCCAAGCCGTACCGAGCCACGCGTTCGTAATGATGATGCCCATGCGGCCACCCGGCTCTAGAAGATCATAAAGTGCGAAAGGCAGATAGGCAGCGACATCCGCTCTTCCCGGTAGTGTTTCGCCTGTCTCATTTTCCAGCCAAGCGTTTACAGTTTGAATGGCGTTTCCGTACGTTGCCCTGCCTTCTTGGGCGACGAACGGCAGATTGCTTGCTATCGCACGGAAAGTTCCCAGTGCCTCAGTGTGCTCCGTCCCATCGCTCGGATCACGATAGCTCACAGCCAAATCCGGTGCGAGGGTGAAAGCATCAAGGGAGAATAAGCGCAGCGGTTGCCGCATTAACAATGGCGAGGTCAATGAAAAGGTTGCCAGCTGTACCGCCGGTTTGTCGAGATCGTTGCCGCAAATCTGGGACGCGGCATCTGCAGGGGCGATGGCTCCATGCAGTTTCATATCAAGCGCCGCCCTTACTATTGTTCCACTGCCACAGCACGGATCGAGAATACGGTCGTTCAAATCATCGAGGCAGAGTCTCACGAGTAAATTGGCGAGTGGAGAGGGCGTCGTATATTGGCCACGGGCCTTGCGGTCCGAAACCGCTGCCGAAGTTTCTAAAACCGTTGAAAGCTGTGCTTGATCAACGGTACCGAGGCGTAGATCAGCTAGGAGGCGATTAAACTCGCAAAGCTGTCGCCATGCTTCTGGTGGTATCACATTGAGAGCCATCGCATCGCAAAAAACGGTCCAAAAATTGCACGCCCTAGTTATCTCGTCGAACGTTGCGAGGGCACCGTCAGGACCGCTATTTTCATTGATCCCAGTAACAATGGCAGCACGGTCGTCGCGTTCGCGCAGGACATGCGCAAATAAGAATTTACCCATCCAATTGATGAGGTTCGCCCTTGCCAGTGCGAGGTGAGGGTCAGTACCGTCATAATCTTGCTGGTTCCGACTCCACCACAGGGAAATCTGTGAGCGTAAATCCCGGCTTTTCTGAGATTCAGCTTTGATTGCTTCAGCGACAAGCTGCGTGTTTTGCAGCACAAGCGTGGTTAGTCCGCCACTCCGGTAAGCTTCGATGAACTGACGGCCTTCCAAATCACCCGATGCAAGAAGCGCGTTCACCGTCTGAAGGATTTCAGCACCAACAGCCTCCCAACGTGCGCGATGCCGCTGCACATCTGCACGTGTTTTGATATCGCTCAACCCGTCCCATTCCGTATGCAAAATAAAGACGTCATCTTGGTCAAGCACGTAGAGGCGAGCGTAACGCACGTTCCAAAGCACAAAGCTGTCTAAGCCAAGTGAGCGCGCCTTTTCCTCTGCATTGTCAAAAAATTCGGCATCATCGATGGAAGTATTGGGAAGTTTCAGCTCCCAACCTTGCAGGATGCGCGCGGCATCTCGATCACCAAATAGCAGAACATCTGGAAACATGCTTCCGCCATTAACGGCAATCGTCTGCTCTCCACTGACATGGCGAACAGATTGGTGCCCCGCGTTTGCTATACCCTGAAGATGTCCGATAAGGTCGATCGCCCAAGAGCGCTCGTTGTAATTCGCTTTTGCCACTATTGGGTCGCCTCTAGCTTCATGCCCCCGATAACCTCATCAACGTCTATCAAGCCGCGCCCCTTCTGCTTTCCCGTCTTGCCCGCGGCCTCAATGCTTGCAGACAAAGGCGGGAGATTCACGAGCTCCAGTTTTTCGACCTCCAATAGCCGTTGGCGTGCGACATCCATGTAGTCTATCGGTTCGTTCTTGAATTGACGCGACTCTTCATTTTTTTCGATGCCTATATAGCGACGACCCTCAATGGCAGCTGCCACCAGAAAGCTCCCGCTTCCAAAAGCATTGTCCAGTACGACATCGCCGGGACCAGTAAACATCTGGATAAGGTATCGGCCTAGCGCAACTGGCTTTTGAGTTGGGTGCCAGACCCGGCGACCAGCCTCGCTCTCGGCTGTTTTGCAATATAGCGCATCTGTAGGAAACCTTCCGCCCTCGCTTTTAACCTGAACGGGACGAAAATCACCATAACTGCCAGTATACTGTGCTTTTCGCCGCCCTTTGTCATAAGGGTCTCCGGAAGACATTACCGGTCGATAGACAGGTTGTTGCTTGTAGAAAATGCAGATGTCTTCGTGCTGGCGGAGCGGCTGGCGGCGAGCATTCAGGAAATTTGTCGGTTTACTCTTTACCCAAACAAATTTGTATTTGAACCATTTTTCTTTGCTCAACATTAGCTTAGCAGTAAAAAGCCCTTGGGAGCTTAGCGCAATGACGCCGCGTGGCTTGATAATGCGCTCGTAGTGCGCCCAAAGCTGATCAAGTGGGATTATGCTATCCCACTTATTCTGTGTAGTTCCGTATGGAAGATCACATAAAATCATGTCGACGGACGCATCTTCAACGTTCGACATCAGATCTAAACAATCTCCTTCATGGATGGTGTTCGGCAATAAATTCACGATAAGCACTTGGAAAATGGCTTGGTGAGGAAGATGCAGTATTTGATATCGGTAATCCTAATCATTGTAACTCCATGCTTTCTCACTTGTGGCGGTCAACGTGGAGCATAGCCCGTAAAGATGAATGTCGCCTTGACTAACTTCTCAACACTGAATTTGTAACTGATTATTGCGCACAACTCAATCAAACAACTGAATGCAGAGGAAATCGCCGCAGCTTTGCGCTTGCTCGCAGACATCTTTCACCCGCAGTCATAAGGGACACTTAAACCGGAGCGCCGGTAGAGCCTGGCCCAGACTGAACATCAGAGTGCACATGATCGTCCCCAATATTTTTGTCATTATGCGTGACAGACCCGCCCGTCACGACCAGACCGGCCTCCGATATAGACACAGACACCCCGCCAACCCGCATAAGGATGCGCTCAGCCTCAATGATGAGGCTCGCGGTGCCCAGATGCACCTCAACCGCCTCTCCGGCTGCTGACGGCGCTGGAATGCCGTCTTGAAAGGCCGCGCCCAGAATGACGCCCTGCGCGGTGTCTCCGCTTTCTGACAGAACCCAAACCTGCTCTCCAACCGTAGGCGGTGCCCAGATCCGAGCCGCGCCCGCACGCATGGCCATAAATGGCAGATCAGCGCTCTCCGAATCTCCACCAAAGGTGACCCGCGCGCGTGCGGTGCCGGGATCAACGGACATAACCCGGCCGACCCGCACAATGCTGGCAGAGCGCCGCTCGCTTTCAGCCGCCGAGAAGCTCACAGCGGAGGCTCGATTTCGATATATTTCTCAAGGTTTTCCTGCCCGGTGTCCGGATCGAAGCCAAAATAGACTGTTTGCGGCACGATGCACTCGCCAGACCAGACAGACGCTCCGAGATGCACGACCTGCTCCCATTCAACCACCCACGCCTCATACTGATCCAGATCCGGATCAAAGGGATCAGGTCCAACAATCGTGACGCGCGCAGGCCCCACCGGTAGGCCCCATCGATTGAGATGCACCAAGTGCGCCAATTGAGCCGCGCCCTTTCGTACCTGGCGGTAGACATCGGCCGTCCGGAACCCAAGGACCAGCCGCGCGCGCCACCGCGTCGTGAGAGCCAGCTGTCCGGTACCAGGATCAACCTCTGGAGCCGCCTCCATGTCTTCGAGATCCACAAGGATCGCTGGCAATTCAAGCGCCGTCCGCTCGGACGGATAAGACTGCACCGAAGCGACGGTAGGCATGCCTGCCACGATCGCAGCGACAACCGCATCATGCAGCGCGTCCAGATCGATCTCTGTGTCAGCGTTCACCCGCCCACCTCATAGATTGTCCGCGCCCGGATTTCAGCGCGAAAGTTTTTGAAAAACACTTCCTCGATTTCGTCAAAGACCTCGTCCTCGACAACACGCCAGCCCACGTCCGAGACATCAAGCCGCGCCTCCGCGATCGGATAGCGCGACTTCCCGACCCGCCGCATGACCGTCCGCTGGCCCTTGGAGTTTTTCGAGACGAACCCACCCGGCACCGATCGGCCCGCCATCGCGGCGCCGGTGCCTGTGGCTTTGGCCCGGCCCTTGAAGGCTGAGGCCCGCAAATCGTTTAGACCAAACCACATCCGGACCCCGCCCAGGTCAGACCCACTGCCGCGCTTGAATTTAAAACCCGCCATGCGCTTGCGCAGCTCGGAGGCCGAGCGCAGGCCAAGCCGCTCGCGCAAAGCCTTGCGCGCTTGGGTTTGCATGTTGGAGGCTGTACGGCGCAACGCCCGAGAATAGGCGAAGGTGAGCTGCTTTTCTGTGGCCCCGAACTCGTCCGCGATCCGCTGCATTTCAGACCCGTCAAAATCAAAATGCAGCACGGCCCGCCTCCTGCTTCACAAGCTCAAGTGTGGCCATTCCAGTGCCGTCAGACTTTGGCTCGGACAAAACCACATAATCGACACCCGCAATCGTGACCAAGGCACCTCGAGGCACACCCGCAAGAGCTGCCTCGCTCGATTGAAGCCGAGGCGATGAGGTATCGAGACGATACTCGCCCAGCTGCGCGTCAAGATATTGATCATCGAAGATCCCGGAGACCTCACGCGAAACGCCCTCCGAAACCAAGATAGTCGCAGAAACAGCGAACTCATCGAGGTTAAGAAAGGCGCCCAGGTCTTCCCAAGATGGTGAAGGCACAACCCTCAGCCCTTGGCAGCTTTGGCTGCCGTTTTCGCGCTGACTTTGGCGTCGGCTTTGGCGTCGGTGTCGGAATTATTTGCATCGTCGGTTTTGCCGTCGTCTTCTTGATTGCTGTCCAGAACCACCTTGCCTGCTTCCAGCAGGTGTTTTGCATCGACAACCGACAAAGTGACCGAAGCGCCGGGCAAGCGGATCGTGCCTCCCAGAACAAATGCCTTCTTAACTTTACACAGGTGAGATTTTGCCATTTTTCAGGTCTCCAAATTAAAAGAAAAAGCGCCCGGCCGCCCGAAGGCGACCAGGCATCCCCCGGGAGGAAGGATTAGCTGGCGTCAGCGCCGTAGCAGAAGCTCTCAACGCGGCGCAAAAGGATATCGACGTCTTGCATGGTCACAATGCGCAGACGGCCCTTCTTGGAATTGGAGTAGGGATCGACCGTGATATCGAGACCGCCCCACATACCCACAATCACATCGGCCCAATTACCAAAGAACAAATCACCAGCGACGATCTGATTTGTGACCTCGGTACCATAGCCGTTCACCGTGTTTCCGTTTTCCCAAATCGGCATGCCATTGGAGCTCTCAAAACGCTCCGTCGTTTTGAAGTGGCCGCGCATTCCAGACCCCATAGCGTAGGCCATAGAATTGACATCCGCATTATCGCCAGCGATCGCACTCTCCATCTGCACAACCTCAGCAAAGGTGGGCAGCGCCGAGCCACCACCAGAGGACGCGCCTGCAAAATCAACCGCATTGACGCCGGTGTAATTCTTGATGCCCTTTGGCTGGTTATTTGAGCCGGTGCCGTAGAAGCCTGCTGTGTCGATGGTCAGAGCCAAAGCCGTGGCCAGATCCCGACGAACAAGCGCCTCCATGTCCATAGAGCTCTGCTTCAACAGCTTGCGCGTGATTTCAGAGAAAGCAGCAACGGTCTTTGGAGTCATGGACGACTGCCCGAGCTCGAGACCGTCCTCAGTCGCGTCCTCATCTTCACCAATCCAGTAGCCGGATGCACCCGACGCCTGCAGCGGAATGTCGACGTTGCCCGAAAGCCCAGACAGCGGAGTGGCAAGGCGCATCAGGACCGCGCGATTACGCAGCATTTCGATGAAGGACTGAGACAGCAGCGTAGTGGCGATGGCATTACCACCCGTGTCACCGGCAGCGTCACCGGTTACCGAAGTGTTGACGGCACGCGTGAGAACTTCTGGCGGAACCATGATCCCCTCGGCAGAGCGCCCCATTGCTTGAGCCGCCGCCTCCGACGCCTCGAATTCAAACGCGGCCGCCTCTTGCGCGCGCCGGTTTGTCGGCTCGGACAGCGCGCGGATGGCGCGGATGAACGAAAAGGAATCACGCTCTTTATCTGTCAAGCCGACCTGATGGCGATCAGACAGCGGCGATGCGGCACGGCGGCCGCCGTCAACGTGATCCAGCAGAGCACTCTGGAACTCGTCCGCGCCTTTGCCGTCTTTCACAAAATCGCGTGCCAGATCGTCGGCACCATATTTCTCACCCATGTCCATAATAGCGCGCACACGAGCGCGCTCGGTCTCCGAACCGGCTGCCTGCAGCTGGCGTGTGTTTTCGCCTGCCTTTTCAAGCGTTTCGAGAACTTCCGTGATGTTGCCTTCACCGTCGACCAAGGCACGAACGAGGTTGCCCGCGCCGTCCCGCAAAATCTTTTCCATAGCGTCACTCCGTTTTTGCGACTGCGCGGCACGACCATCGTCCGCATTTGTATCTTCGTTATGAACAACAGGAGCGCCTGAATCCTCTGGCGGTTTGCCCGTGTCCATTTCACGCCCGACACCAACAGATGTGTCAGCCGCGACAGCAACGATCGAAACCTCGAAGGGCTCCCAATCAAGCACAGTGATCAAATCGGCCTGACCAGACCGCTCCTCGATCAAAATCTTGTGAATCATATACCCGACAGAAACATGGCGACGGATGCCGTCCACAACGTCCTGGAATACTTCATCGGCGCGAGCACCGCGCCCGAACTTCACGACCGCACGGCCGCGCCTGTCGCTGTCGATCTGAGCGCTTAAAACCACCCCAATTTGATCGTCACGATCGTGGTTAACCAAAAGTGCTGCGCCATCTTCCATGCGGCCCATCCGAACCGACCCCAGCTCATGCGACAGCACCTCGACGCCAAAATACCGATCGACCTCAATCTCGGACGAAAACGCCAGCTCAACAGTCCGCGCCTCTTCATTGATCTCGCGCACCTCGGCCAAACGCGACAGCCCGCGCCGCCCTCCTTCGCCTTGAGCGTTCATCTGCTCGACAGTGATAGATCGCGTAAGACAGCGACCGACCAGGTCAGCCGCCTTAAGCACCCTCGTCCCCGTTGGCTTGATTTCCGGCACCTTTACCGGCTGATTTTTCTGATCCATTGGACCCCTCCGAATTTTGAAGCACGACAGTGTTAATCATTTCTTCAGGGATACCGGCCGCGCGCATGTCCGCGATATCCCGTGCAATATCCCGCCAAACCGACTGTGGGTCTTGACCACGATCACGAATGATCTGAGACGGCGACATCAGTAGGTTATTCTTCGCCAAAACAGCAGCCTTCACGTCCGCATTCGGATCGATCCAGTCCCACCGGCGAGGCTGCCAGGTGATCTCGGAATATTTGTCCAACTGCGCCGCTGGCAGTGGCGTGCCTTTGTATTTGATTCGACGCGCCAAAAGGGAGCGCTTTATCCAAGGCGTGAAAATGTCGGACAGCATCGCCTCGACCACCCACTCCTGTAGATCCTTCCAATGCTCGCGTTCATCGAGCGTGCCCTGCCGGATCGAGGAATAGTTGACCCCCTCAAGGTCGCTGGCCAGATTGTTGTAGGACACCCCGAAACCTGCCGAGATCCCGCGCAGCTGGTGCTTTGAGAACTGCGCAAACTCGCCCGAAGGATAGATCGGATCGTTTGCCTTGAACCGCGCGCCTGCAGGGAGCTCATGATAGACGCCCGCCTCGCTTTCAATTTCCAGCTCGACCGCCTCACCATGTTCATCGACAGCTTCAGGCCCGTAGCCTTCCTCCCATTCGAAAAAGCCGGTTTTATTTGCACCCTCGCGCGCATTCACAAGCGCCGAATGTTCCAGCTCCTTCAGCTGCTGCATCCGCCAGAGCGCAGTCGACATCCACGGCAGCCCGCGCTTTTGCCCGACCAGGTCAGTGACAAAGGCGTGAATGATCTGGTCGGCAGGAATCCGGATGAACGCACGGCCCCCATAGGAATAGTCGCTTTCTTCCGCCTTCAGCGTCGTAAAATAATAAGCAATCGGCCGACCAAAGGCGTTGAACTCCACACCATGCCGAACAAACCGACCATTCGGCAGGCTGACCTCGTCCAGATCCAAGGGACACCGCTGTGGATCGATCAGATTTAATGCAAATCCCCAGGGCCCCGCATCACGACCAGAGACCATCTGGATAAAGCACTCTCCGTCCCGCGCCACCGTTTGAACCGCGACCGCCTGAATTTGCCGGAAAGGCAGACGCCCCGTCACGTCACAGTTTGCCGCCTTCGACCATTCGCGCCACGCCGCCTCGATCGCAGTGTTCGCATCAACATCGAGGGAACCGTCCAGCTCCTTGGCTTGCGACTGCAGCTGAATGCCACGCGGTCCGATGATGTTCTGACGGCACATGCGCAAAAATGCCTTTGCGTGATCGTTGTTCGCACATTGCTCCCGAGCGCGCGCGACCAGGACCCGCTGATTGCGACGGATCACATCGTCAGCTGTCAATGGCGTCGTCGACCAAGAACCCGTCAGGCGATCCGAGGCACCCGCGTCAAACAACCGCTTGGAGGTGCCACCGCCGCGCCCGAGATGGCCGCCGCGCTTCTTGGAAACCTTCGGCACCGAACTCTCCGAGACTGAACTGTCGACAACAGGTGGCTCTGAACGCGTGTGGTTCTTCGATTTTCCGAACCAAGCCATCAGCTAAACCTCACGCGATGAATGCGCCCCAGGCTCCGGCCCGCCTTCGCAGCTGCAGCCGACTTGACCTCCGCGCGGTAGCGATCCCGCAGCTTCAAAAGATCGGACACAGGCGTCCGCGAGAGCGAGCGATTGTTGATCGAGTAGGACTCCTGATCGATCGAAGCCCGGCCCTCGATCACCGCCTCGATCGCATCCAAAACCCGCTGCGCATGCGACCGGCCATCAAACTGACCAGCGACTGCAGAGATATCCGCCAACATCTTAGTCTGGCCCTCGGCGAGCAAAACCACGTCAGTGCCGTCCGAAGCCCGCAGCTGCCACCAATACGACCCCGGCACCCAAGCCGCGGTGACAGCAGCAGCAGCCAAAAATGTGTGGTTTTCAACAAGCCCCTCTGCGATCAGGTCAATCGGAGCCGGACCCCGCAAGATCAAAGACAGCTCCCAATCAGGCGCCGGATACTCAGAAAACGCCACCGGCACCCGAAAGGTGATGCCTGCCGATATTTCAGATGGGATCAAAGATACCAACGCATTAACCTTTTTATTTGCGCGGCCGTTTTTTCGACTTCGCACGCCAGACTCGTTTGGAAACACCATCACCGCGTAGAGCCTCGGAATCCTCTGGCGGTTTGCCCGCGACACGAACCGCCCGATCCACCTCAACCTCCAATGGCTCCGATGCCTGCGCTGGATCGAAAGGCTCATTCTTGGGCACCAAACCCCGGACCAGACGCGGAAGGTTTGGATTGACCAGCTTAAACGCGGCATAGGCATAGACCCGGCAATCGAGCGCCTCATTTCTGTCCCTCGTTTTGTGCCATTCGCGCACAGAAAACCCGCGCGACATCCGCGTCCGTAGCGACTCGGCCGTCGCCTGCGCGAACCATTCCGGCGCACGGCTGGACGGCACATGACAAAAGCCCGGCCCGCGCTCCACGACACCGAACCACCGCGACACGATCAGCTTGGCCTCGTCGACACCAACCGAAAACAGCTGGATCATCCGCGCGCGCCGCGATCGGACCCGGCTGGGTGCAGACACAACCGGACGGCCCCAGCCACCAACACCTTTGACAGCAAACAGGCGCCTGCCAGTTTTGCCCCGCGCATATTCATAAGCCGACTGCGTCAGACCTTCGCCACCACCGGTGTCAAGACAGGCCCCTGCGATCGACAGCTGGGCCCCCGAGGCATGCTCGAAGGTTTCGCCCAGCACAGCGTCGAGCTCTTCCCAAACTTCGGAGCGCATCGGATCACCGTAGAGAACCCGGTAGTCGATCGACCAAGACTCCTCGCCAAGCCCCCAGCCCACCACCTCAATCTCAAGGCGATCCTGCTGCATGTCGATCCCGGCCGTCAGCAAACCGACACCCACCGGCACCACCGCATCAAAGGCATAAGCGCGCGCGATCAGATCCGCACTTTCGACCTGGTCGCCCTCTTCCTCCCAAGTCTCCGCAAGCGAGACGTTCACAAACGTCTGAAGATCCCCTGCTGCCTTCTTATCAAGAAACGACTGCACCACGTCCTCGAGACGACGAAAGCAGGAATAGAGCTCATTGAGATGATACGAGGCGTGCCCCCGGAAAGCCTTTTCAGCGATCCAGCCCGCGCCTAGGCTTTCAGCAGCGCGCACCGCCTGCACTCGCTCGGCGTCGGACCAAACCACGCCGCATCCTTCTCCTTCGCAGATATAGCCCGCCGTTTCCGGTAGATGCACGCCCTCGTCAGACTTGGACCAAGTGACCTGCGCCCATTTCAAATGATTACGCGCCTCGCAATGTGGGCAGACCACGTGAAACCGGCGCATATCGCCCGCCTCAAAAGCACCCTCGATGTAAGACGCGCCCTTGATCGTCGGCGTCGAGATTTCCAAAAGAAGCCTCTGGTCGCCAAATGTTGCTGAACGCTGCCAGATCAGCGAGACCGGATGCCCCTCCTGGGTCCGATCGTAGCCGTCCGTCTCATCGCAAACGATGAAAGGCGCAGACTTGCCCCGCATCGTCTTAGGAGATCCAGACCAGGCAAACATCAAAAACCCGCCTGGGTAGGATTTCATCGACTGATTGTTCACCCCATCACGGCCGCGAGGTTTGGCAATCCGGTTTTGCAGCAGCTCGTTAGACTCGACCATCGGGTTAAATTTGGTTTCAAGCCAGGTGTGCAGATCGCCCTGCGACGGCTGCAACATGATCTGGCTCATTGGATTCTCGGCGATGCGAAACGCCTGACCGCACAACGCGACAGTGGTCTTGCCCACCTGGGCACCCCACATAAGCGAAATTCGAGAGACAGACGGGTCCATCGTCAGGTCAAGAGGCTCGCGCTGGTAGGGAGCGTTGTCAAAACGGATCATCCCCGGAATTGCATTGCCCACAGGGATATAGATCGAACGCTCGGCCCAAACCGAAGGCGCAACATCCGGAGGTGGCGCAAAAGCCCGCAACGCCTCGGCAGCGATCCGGCGAGACACCGCGCCAATGGGAGGCCTATCATTCATCAGCGAACAGCTCCTCAACATCCTTGTTAGCCGCAACCGTCATGGCGAGAGCGATCTCGTCCCGGATCACACGCCGGATTTGAGCATCATCGGACAGCCCGTGAATGCGAGAGGCGATCCGCTGCGGAGTATTACCCAGCAAATTGGCCCGAACTTCAGCCAGGATCAGCTGCCAAGCACGTTTGACCTCGGCTGCATCGATCGAGGAGCCTCTGCGCTTTGCCACCTCCATCTCCGCGATATCCGCCTCGGCCCTCGTTTTGCGTGCCTTTTCGACATGGTAATCAATCGCGCCAGCGATCGAGGCTGGACCAGCGGCACGCTCCTGCAGGTAAACAATGTAGCCCTGAACAGACGCGACTAAATCGTACCGGCCGCGCGCGCCCTTAGGGATGACCCCTGACTTTGCCAGCTGCTGCACGCGCCGCTCGGTCAGCTTCAACAGCTTGGCAATAGTTTTCAGCGGATAGGTGGGAGATTCCGAGCCACTCATGTGCCCGGCACACCATCATCGTCCATGAAAAGGGGATCGAGGATCAAAGACCCAAGATCATCCGCGTCGAAAGGATCGGACCGCGCCACCTTCTCGACAGGTGGCAGAGCCAAGAACCGATCAAACACAGCCTTAATGATAGCCTGATTGTCCCGCGTGCGGCCGCTTTCGTCCCACAGCGCGTCAAACCACTCAATGAAGAAAGCCCCGATCGCTGGTCCGACATCGATGTCGAATTGCTCGGTGCGCAGGTTTTTGTTCAAATTCATGGAGGACCGCATGACGGCCGTGCCGCGCGCACCCTCCACAATGATGACCTTGGCATGAACCGACAGACACCGAAACGCATCAACGCCCAGAATTTGAATGAGGGGCCCGGCAAACTTGGGCGACTTTTCAAACGTGCCTCGATCGAGCAGAACCCGGCACTCGGTGATCCGGCCGTCCAGCTCAATCTCGCGCGCCCGCTGCACATCGTAGATGCCCGTGGTCCAGGTCGAGAGCCGGACCACCGCAGGCCCCAGCTCGTTCACCATGTGCTCCATCGCATCGATCGAGGAAAACTGACCGGCCGTCAGCCCAGTGACCGAAACCCCCTCCGACAGCGGCCCGATAGTGTCAGCAGCAGTGCCGGTGCGATGCGCAACAAAGCGAGTCTTGCGAGACGCTGTCCGCAGCGCGCGAGGTGGATCCTTGCGGTCTTTTGTTGTTTTTTCAGTCACGCAAAGCCCACCAATTAAATAGGCGCCGCAAAAAGTAAGACCGGACAAGACTGATCACAGTATAGACAGCGCCGATTTGCGCATGCTGCCTTGGGCTAGGGAAAAACCCAAACAGCGGAAACACAACGATGTTGACCGCGACAGCAATCGAGTAGCCGAGCGCGATGTTGGCCACCGCCTCTATGAATGAACCCCGCCGCGACTGCACTAAACATCCTCCGACACTTTCCGCCGCTTTTGCGAGAGCGCATCGAAGCCCTCACCCGAACTGGCCAGCTTTGCCTTTTTGCCCGAGAACTCCTGCCAGCGACGAACAATCACATCGCAGTACTTCGGATCGAACTCCATCAGCCGCGCGCGCCGGCCAACCTTCTGGCAGGCGATCAAGGTGGATCCCGAACCCCCGAACAGATCCAGCACCGCGTCACCGCGACGGCTGCTATTTATCAGCATGCCCAAGATCAAGCCGACCGGCTTCATGGTCGGATGCTCCGGCGATCTCTTGGGTTTCTCAGCGCGGATCACAGACCCGACCAGCTCCTCAACCATCAGATCGGCACCAGAAATACGAAGCGTCGTCTCGCCCGCCTCAATCTGGACCGCGCCACCGCCTTCCTCCACCCGGAACGGCATGTCGACCGCATCAACCACCGTGGTGTTTTTGCGGCCGCCATACCACGAATGCGCAGCGCCCTCCTTCCAGCCGTAGAGGATCGGCTCATGCCGCCACTGATAATCCGACCGCCCCAAGACAAGCGCCGGTTTCACCCAGATCAAACAGCCCGAGAGTTTGAACCCGGCCTCAAGAAAAGCGCCCCGGAAATTGAACCCTTCGGTGTCAGAATGCGCGATGTAGATCGGAGCCCCAGCCCGCATTACAGAGAAGGCACCGACGAAAGCATCGCGGAGGAACTCCCGAAACGCGGAGTCTCCCATGTGGTCATTCTTGATTTTGCCCGCCTTGCTTTCGTAATTCACGTTGTAGGGCGGATCGGTCCATGAACAGTCGATCGGCTCACCATCACACAGCGTTTCGACATCGGCCAAAACCGTGCTGTCGCCGCACATCACCCGGTGATCCCCCAAGATCCAGACCTCGCCAGCTCTTGAAACAAACGATCCCTCAAGCCCCGGCGCAGCATCGTCGTCGGTCAGACCTTCCTGCTCGAGGTTTTCCTCGTCCAAAAACAGGGCATCCACCTCGGAGGCATCGAAACCGGACAGGCCAAGGTTCACACCCAAGTCCCGCAGCTCGCCCAACTCCAAGCGCAGCATGTCATCGTCCCAACCGGCATTGAGCGCCAGCTTATTGTCGGCGATCACGTAGAGACGCTGCTGCTCTTCGGTGAGGTGCGACAGACGGAAACAAGGGACATCGGCCATGCCAAGTAGCTTCGCCGCCATCACCCGGCCATGCCCGGCGATGATCGAGTTGTCGGCCGAGATCAGGACCGGATTTGTGAAGCCAAACTCCGAAATTGATTTCGCAATTTGCGCGACCTGCATTTCGTTATGAGTGCGAGCATTTCGGGCATAAGGAACCAGCTCACCAAGGCCGATATACTCAAGCAGGGAAGGGCGATCAGGACGATCAGACGCTTTTGAAGCCTTAGGCATAAAACCTCCGAAACGAAACGAAATCAAAAAAACTGGGCACGCACAATTGAATTTTTGCGAGTACAAACACCCTCATACCCCACCCCCCCCCAGAAGGACCCAAAGATTCCGGAGCGACCAGCTGCTGCGGTACGTCGAACGCCAAGCGAAAGCCGGGACACGCAGCGACGTACACATCGTAGGCCAGACCAATCTCCGATCGAGTGCGCGCAGTGTCAGCGCGCGACCGCGACGGCAACGACTGGCCCCATGCCTCACACCGCGCCCGCTCAGTCTCGGTAGCCGCGCTGGTCGGATTGCTCGTCGCGCAGGCTGCCCCGAGCAGCATCAACCCTACGCCGCAGATCAGCCGCCCTGCCTTCGTCAAACTCTCGCCCATCTTCCTCAGCCTCCCTCATACCCTTGCTACGCCCGCGCCCAAAGGCACGCGCCAATGCAGCGACCAGGGCAAGCACCCCGGCCGCAGCCGCCAACAGCCAAAGCTGGAGGCGACCGATCACTCACGCCCCATGTGGAATGCACGCCAAGCCACGATACCAAGGCCAAAGAGCGCCAAGCCGGTGAAGCCATAGGTCACCAGCTGATCAGAAAGCAGCGGAGCCGCCTCATTCACAAGACGCTCTGCCGCAACTGCGATGGCGGTAACGGAAGTGCCCTCCTTGACCGCTTGGGTTTTGCGCTCGGGAATAGGCTCAGGCAAAAAGCGCGACGTTTGAATGGGGAAACGCGTGCCCCATTTGCGCGCAGGCCCAGTGTCGATGTGCATAAATCCCGATTTGGGATAAAAGCCGAAACCCGTGAACCCGACAGCACGAGCTGCCTTCTCAAAGACAACAGGATCGTGGTTATCCATGCGGATATCGAAAGCCTGCCCGCGCATGTGATAGCTGCTCTTCGCGCCGCCGACCGCACGATTGTGCGCCGGATCACGATAGGCGGAAGTGACCAGCATGGGAGCTCCGAGTTTGACGCGAAGCCGCTCCAGCTTCTCGATCGCATCAACCTGCAACTTCAAGCTACCATCGCCCTTGGAAGCAAGCTCGGCAGGCCCAAAATGCGGATACGGCCAACTCCTGGCATCGCGATAGTGAGCCAAACCGATCATTCTCTTGGACATGAAATTCCCCTCAACTTTTCAATTTGCATTATTCGACATCCCGTCCTTGAAGAATTTCCCTCAAAAGCCGGTTGCTTTCGCGCTGGTCAGATTTGAGCTCCTGAAGCGACTGAAAAAGGGACTCAAAGCGAGCAGTGCTTTGCGATTGGGCATTTTCCAGCAACCGAACCCGCACCTCGATCTGAGACCGATCCAGCGTCGCGATTGTCGCATTGGTAGAGACTTCATCCAGACGCGTAGTCAAAGTGGCCATGTTCAGCCCCGCGTAGAGGCCAGCCGCGATCAAGCCGGTACCAATGGTCCAAGCCAGAGTTTTATTGAGAGTGACCCCCAAGTCGCCGTTTTCACTGCTCACAACACCCACCTAAGAATTCAGCGCAAAGCGCAATTATACCAACCCCTTAAAGTTTAACGGAAACCAACGGTTTAAAGCCTCTGGCGGTTTGCCCGCCAAGGTTCTTCTGACCGTTGTGGCATCAACACCGAGCTCTTGGGCAATGCGATGCACAGACCCGTTTGAGCGCAAATGAAGGGCAAAAATAGAAACGGACTGCCAAGCACGCTCATGATTTCTAAGGTTTGAGGTTTGGAAGATTTCACCGCCAAATTCCCGGCTTAGAAGGACGGCATGATGCCAACCAACAATCCGAACAAGGGGATGATCAAGGTGAACCCGTTTAGGGATATAAAAGCAGACCCTCCAAGACCTCCCTGTCGACCGGCGCATTGCACTGATCAACCGGACCGTGGCGTCCGAGCCGATGACTTCGACCATCTCGCCAATAAGACCGTGACAGGGCAGATCGATAATATCGTCATGAGCCACCGCTGTCCCTCAGCGACAGGTCGAAACCAACCGGATTTTTCTTGTAGGGTAAAGGATTGCCGCGATGGTCCAGTAGCTGCGAATGGGAAGGAATATCAGAAACATGGCAACCTGTAGCCACGCGGCCGAGCAAATCGTGCCATTGAGTAGGCTCACTCATGTTATCAACACCTCAATCCCCTGAGCAGCAAGCACCGCACGCTTGAATTTGAACACCTCGGTCTCGTGGCCCTTTTTGTCCTCGATCACAGTCTTGCCGCGCGCATGATCGACATAGACGAAATCAGCCCGATAGACGCGCTGCCGGTTTCCGCCATCCGTCATGATCGGACCGTCGCGGCCCATTAGGCCGATATTGACCTGACGCCGCAGACCAGAAATCTCACCGGCCATCTGCAGAAACGACAGATCACGCCAGCGACCTGCCTCGGACCGGCTGTCAAAGTTCTCACCATCAACAACAACCCGATGGGCGCCCTTTTCGCGCGCCTCCTTTTTCGGAGACGCCTGCAAGGCAATCAGCTCGGCAGCGGTCATACGATCAACCACGGCGATTTTTCTTTTTGTGAGATGCGATCAACTGAGCTGCAAATTCGAGGGCTCTCGCGACATTGGCCGATCTGCGGTCGGAGGACGCGCGGCCGACCTGAACCTGATAAGCGCCCTGAATTTCATCGAGCGAATGAAGGTGCATACGAATCGGAACAGGATCGCCAAGACCGTCTCGAAACGAGTGGACGATGCAGTCCCCAGCATGAACGTCGACCGTGACGGAAACAGAGCCAAAGACTTGACCGTTTGACGCGCGATGGAGGTTGGGCGAAGTCACAAGGCAATCCCCGCAGCAAGGCATTGCTCGCGGCTCACCAATTTTTTCAAGACCAGATCATAAGCCACCCGAGCCGAGCAGTGTGCAGCCAAACCGGACTGTTTCTTAATCAAATCAACCCAACGCGCCGTGACCTTCGCGGCAATTGCTGGGTCCGCGCTTTCTTTTGAAAAGTCGCGCCAGCGACCAGCGGAAACCCAATTATCAGAATAGGCGACGTAGCGCCGCTCGTTGCCGTCCTGCTCGGAGGCGTAGGCTTTGGCAGCCGCCAGCAATTCTTCGAGGGTCGCGCCAGATCGAACCGCAACGAGCAACGCATCCTCGGTTTTTTCAAGGTCACCTGGACGCGGATAGACCGACAGGAACCGATCAACAAAACCAGAAGGCAAACCCATTGTTTGTGGATCGGCCTCCGAGGCGCAAGGTTCCTTTACAGGTTCACTTACAGGTTTGTCTCCACTGGGGTGGAGTTGGCTTTGGCCTAAAAGTGGAGTTGGGTTTGGCCCAAAAGTGGAGTTGGGCCCATCTCCACTTTGTGGAGTTGGCTCTGTGGTCAAATCCTCATCGCAACCCAAGACATACAGGGTGGATAAGCGGGTTTTTGTCCGGGTGTTGAACCGCTGTTTACGTCTGATCAGCTTCTTACTTTCCAAGCCATTCAAGCATTTATTGAGGCCACCATTGGACAGGCCAGTTTTGCCACGCAGAAACTCCTGCTCGGGAAAGCAGCCGCGACTCGGATTGTGGCAATCCGCAAGGAAAAACAGCACACGGAACTCGCCGGAGGTCAGCGAAGCCGGAGGAATTTCAGAGAACCAGTTTGTGGCTTTATGGCTCATGACAATATGCCCATAAAACCCGTGTCCCAATTTGAGACACGGCCGGAAGGGATATCCTGAGCATGAAGGGAATAAGCCAGCTTCCCGTGTCCGAATTTAGGACACGGCGACCAACCTGCCCAAATCATTGCGCGATGGCTCATAAAAGCCTCCAAATCCAGCTCGGATCAACGGAAGTAAGTCCGGGCATTAGTCCACATTGTGGCAAAGAACATGGACGCAGACCCATATCAGGTTGCATCCGAGAATAAAATTTTAAGGGCTGTGTCGCCATGCTCCCGCACCGCGATCGCCACATGGCCACCTACAGCGCCAAAGTCGCCCTTCATCCAGTTTCGTGCCGTTCTTTCAGACACATTGAATACGCAGGTGATGGCACGAGCGGACGAATAGTGGGCCAAAATATACGACTGCCACCGGGCAGGAAACTCGCGATGGACCTGATGCGAATCGTACACCACGCGTGAAGTGAAGGAAGGTCCGCTAGACGGGGAGCCAGTTTGCGTAAACGGTTGTGGATATGAACCACCATTTAAACAAACCACGACAGGCAAATTTTGAGGGTTACCGGTCATACCGCCGCCTCGGAGAACCCGACAGAGGAATACGCAGATGATACATCACAGCTTAAATGAGTTAAAAACCGCGAGGTTCGCGACGGTGGCAACAGCACCGCCGCGCGATCCACCTTGCCCAACCAGGGGAAAGGGAGGGTGGAATTTTTGTACGAGCTGCGGCTCATTGTTGAAATCGAGTACGCAAACCCCTTCGACACAACGCTGCGATACAGTACCGGAGCACTGTGGATTTTGCGCCGAAGCTGGTGGTTGTGATTGGTCATGCAGCTTGCTCCCCAACTTGGAGAAACGAAAAAAGCGCGCGAGGCGGTTCTTCGAGCCCATCTCTTCGCGCAAACCCACAAAGCGCATCATACCAAGAAGCCGGGAAAACACCGGACTGCATGGCAGTGTGCACAGTCTGAGGCTTTTTTTCCAAGCGCATGGCTACGGCTTGATAGCCGCCCATCGATTTAATGAATGTTCTTGTCGGTTTATCCATAATCAACCGATAATACGAAAATATCGTATTTACAAGAATTCAATCGTTGTAAAGTGCAATTATTTCGTATTGGAGATTAAACATCATCATGGATTACATTGAACAAGAGCGGCTCTCTAAAGCCGGTGATGTCACACCCGAAGCAATCCACCACCGGCTTGTAGCGGTGCGAAAGATGACCCGGATGACCAGCAAAGAATTGGCGGCCAGTTCGGGCATCAAGTACACCACCTACATTTCACAAGAAAGGGCCGGTGCACCATCCGTAAAATTGATGACTTATTACCTTAAAGCATTCCACGTTGATTATAATTTTATTCTTGGGGGAGATACTTCAAGGCTTCCCGCCGACGTTCGTGCAGAGATTTTGGCGCAGCTCGGGTAATCGCAAGCCAAGTCAGCGGAGCAAAAAGCCAGTTTAAATTGACTCCCAGCCCTAATCCAGCTTTGGCGATCATTCGAATAAACAACTCGATTCCCTTCGATGTTCTCGTTTCATTCTTTATGGTAACATTGCCTTTGTATAGTAGCATCTAGCAAATATACGAAAATTTTGTATTATCAGATTGACGGATACGAAATTTTCGTATCATTTACCTCCAATAGCAATGGAGGCAGACATGCAAATCACTGATACGACTTCAGCTCAGACGCCAGATCGCGATTGCAGAAACAACAACGAAGCCGAGGTGGACGGTCAGCGCGGGGTTTGCGTAGACAAGCTCAAGCATTTTGCGAATTTCCCTAACAAGTTTCATTCCGTAGTTATTCCAAGTGTCATGCGGGATGAATTGGAGGGGGGTGTTTGTGGCACTGCTCTCCGTCCCGCGATTGACGTGCGCAAGCATCATCAATCGCGGGTTTCTTTTTTTCCTCTGGCGGTTTCCTCTGCCGCAGGACAGCATCACAACACACCGCAGGTGCCAAAGGGCAGTCTTGCGGGAAAGATGCTGGACGATGCGCTGGCGACGGTAACAAACCCTGCCGGATGCGCAGACAGGCCGCTTTTGCGCCGGATGGCATGGGTGATCCTGATGGCCGCGCGCGGCCGCAAGGTGAACCACGCGCAGCTCGCCACGATGGGTCGGCACCTGCCAGCGATGCCAGAGCAGAACGATCAGGCGCGCATAGCATGAGCGGCGCGCGTTTGACCCCCACACAACTCAACGCCCTGAAGGACGCGCATCTGTCGCGGAACTATGGCGGCATGCGAGAGTTGCCCAGCGCAGACCACCAAACAACGGAATGGCAGGGGTTCCACCCGAAGTGCCAAGCACGGCACAGCAACACCACAATGCATTTCCTCTTTACCGAGGGATTGATCAGCCGGATCGGAACAAAGCCGAAGCGATTTGCACAGCTGACAGAGTACGGACTCTTGCAGCTCGATCTGGAGGGCTTCGATAATGAGTGAACGCAAGCGCCCGCCATGCCGACGCCCTTCGGTCACCCGCGCATTGGTCTGGCAGACCGAAAGCTCTAAACACCGCTTTCATGTCACCTTCGGGCTGGACGTGAACACCACACATCCGATTGAGGTCTTTTATGCAGATGGCCAGCGCGTCGGCTCTCAGCTCCAGCACACGATACAAGACGCATGCGTCGTGATCAGCTTGGCCTTACAGCACGGGGTTCCGCCCAGCGCGGTTGTGAAAAGCCTTTCTACAACAACGATATTGGGAGCAATCCAACCAGCAACGGTGATCGGAGTAATTGCTGCGGCACTGACAGTGGAGGTTCCAGAGATATGAATATCCCTAGACAGACTGCTGACCCCATCACAACCGCGCCAACACAGGCGCGCGCTGGGCCAACTCCGCCGTCGATTAACGGCTCTGGCCGATCAAGGGCGTCTTTCTACTTTCCCAAAATCGGTGAGGAGATCCAGTTTAAACGAACTGCTGCCTACCCGCCCGAGTGGGGACATGTGCGCAGCCGCGAATTCGGGACACGATTCATCGAGGTCACCGACGTGAATGCCAAGCCGCTGCGGATCGGACCAGTACAGCAGAGCGATAGAAGGGTAGACTGATGCTTGAACGCACGAACCGCTATGAGCCAACCAAAGTGGTCAGCGAAAAATTCATGGCACAGACCAAATGCCAAGGCGCGCTGGTGAAGACCTCCTCCGGTGGTTATTTCGACAGCTTTCCAATCGCCAGCCTCCAGAGCAAGATCGGCAGCTACTGGCGCACGTTAGAACGTGACGCCAAGCCGACTGCTGAGGTCAAAAAGGCGCTCAGAGTTTTCTTGGCCCTGACAGCGCTGGTTGCAGAGATCGACAAAGCCAAGATTGCGGCAGTAAAGCGGGCGCGTGGATGGCTCGCCGCCTATATCCACAAACAGAAACGAGAAGGGGAGGCTGCAGTATGAACGCACACGTCAGAACCAGCGACACCGGCACGATCCTGTCGCCAAGCCGGGTGGCAGTGTACGTTTCGGCGCTGGAGAAAAAGCTGGGGCGCCGAGTCGACAGAGCCACGATATTGCCAAACGGCGGGATCGAAGTCAGTCTTTCAGTCAGCACAGGGCCAACAAATCCTGCTGATCTGGTGGACATGAACGAATGAAAGGACGCGAGCTCCCATCGTATGTCCACCGCCGCAAGAGGGACGGAAAGCTATTATTTCGCAAGAGATACGGCTCGAAGATCATCGAGATTGTGATGGAGACGCAGGTCGAGGTAGGGGAGTCGATCCCGTTTGGCTTGCACCAAGAACGCGAGCGGCTGCTAAACGCACCAGCGCCGGTAGCGCAAGGCCAGACATTTGCCCATGTGATCGACCGCTATGAGCATTCTCCGGAATTCACGAGCCTTGCCGATAGGACACAATACGATTACCGAAAGCACCTCGTATTCCTGCACGAAAAGATAGGACACCTAGATCCCAAACGGATCGAGCGCCATCATGTGATCAATTGGCGCGACACATGGGCCAAAAAGAGCCCGCACAAAGCGAATTACCGGCTGCGGGTTCTCAAGATCGTCATGGAGCGCGCAATCGATTATGGGCTGCTTTTGACAGGTGGCAATAGAGCGAAGGGCGTGTCGGAGGTCAAATACGAGAAGCAGGAACGGAAGCCGTGGCCAGACGAATTCGTTGACCTCGCACGTGAGGCGGCCGAGCCGCGCACCCGCCTCCTTTTCGAGCTCCTGCTCGGCACCGGGCAACGGATCGGCGATGTGCTCAAGATGCAGTGGTCCCATTTTGACGGGGAAGCGATCAGCGTGCGCCAAGGCAAGACCAAGGCAAACCTCTGGATCCCCGCCCCTCAAAAACTGCTAACGACCTTATCCACGGCACCGCGCAGCTCGATCTTCATTCTGACAAACCTCGCCGAAACCGGACCATGGTCCTATCGAGGCGCGGCTGACGGCATGATGAAGCTGCGCCGAATTATCGGAGCCGAAGCATACGATATCCACTCCTTGCGATACACCGCGACAGCCGAACTGGCGCGCGTCGGCCTCGACGATGATATGATTATGGCAATCACCGGACACAAAACGCACCGCATGGTTCAACTATACGCCGGAGCCGAGCGCCAGAAGGCTCGCGCACGCGCCGCAAATATTGCTCGGGAACAGAACAGGGACAGAACATGAATGTGCGGCAGAGTGTGCGGCAGGCCATTTCTGATGATTGAGAAAGTGGCACTAAGTGTTTGTAATCTAATGGAGGCGAGTATCGGAATCGAACCGATATACGCGGATTTGCAATCCGCTGCGTAACCACTCCGCCAACTCGCCTGCGGGGATATGTTT